TAATGTAATAATCTAATAGTTGAATAAAATCTTCACCCATAGAGTGGTAAAGAACCACTGCTTCATCCAACATAGACAACCTGTGGTACTCACCAACTGATATTTGTGACTTGGTACTCATGATTTACTTTTTTACTCTTACCCATTGTTGGTTGCTTTAAACCAACAGCTAACGTCCTAAACCCATCCGCACCATGCGAATTTGAGTCGTGTACAGGGCTTTTCCTGAAAACCCCCTTAGAACTATCGAATTCCTTGTGGTAACCCTTTAGGGCTTCAATGCCAGCGTAGCAGTCATTCTTAGAGAACCAACACCTTGGCAAAAGATTACGCACTGCTTCAATCCCATCGATGATTGGTAGCTTCTTCACAGCAGTAAACTTTAACCCCAAGCTCCTTGCGGTCTCTATTCGGGACTTACCAGTACCCAACTCACGCACCTTAATATCATGTGGTGCAAAGTGCTTGGCGTATGTTACGTCCCGCTGTGCTGCCCACTTATGCAACTCCCTTGCGTAGTGCGGCAAACCCTCGCCACTGTTCTCGTAGTAGTTCACAATACGTACTTCGTTACGAAACAGTTGCACAAACCAAATTGTGGTTGCATCATCCATACCTAAGTCCCACCCAGTGTACACAGGTAGCAGCGGATCTACCGCAATGGTTTCCAAAATGCGCTTCTCCTTGTGAGCCTTGTTGATCTGCGAACCATAGTACGCCCCCTCAACTGGTGTCTTGAATGAGCACATATACTCCGACTGGAATCGGGCTTCATTGTTCAACTCATTACGCGCCTTACGCAAATCCTCTGCTGGAATTACCTTGGTGTCACGAACCGATAGGTGACTACTATACCAAGAGCTATCTGCCTTAGCTTTCAACAGCATCTTGTAAAAGTGATTCTCACCACGAGGTGTTCCATTAAACAATGCCCAGCCGCCATTCTCCGCTAGAATCGGGTTAATTAACTGCCACGCACTGGGATCTGAGATACTATACTCAGAGAACACCACGCCGATAGGATTAGCACCAACCATTTTGTCGGGATCGTCAGATCCCATGAGCTGGATTACAGAGCCATTCTTCAAATGAATGCGCATCTCCTGCTCACTCTTCTTCTCGACTATCTCCTTGGGGAAGTAGTCGATGAACTTCTTGCCCTCTCCAGTCATGCCGTTCCATACGATACGGCGAGCCTGATTCGCATAGGGCAAGACATACCAGTAAGTCCCTACTCGCTGCAAAGACTTGATCGCCATGACATTCACACATGTCAAATCCTTGCCAGCACGACGATGCCACGCAACTACCGCCCGCAAAGAACGCTTAGTCTGCGACATATATTTTAATAATGGAAGCTGATACTTTCTCGGCTCCCAGCCCTGCGCTGGTACTCTAATACTCATCTGTGTCTATATGTGTTTCACCAAGTAAATATGATTCATGGTGGTGTTGTGCGGCATACAATATCCCCTTTGCGGCATAAGGATCGCTAAACGCTGCCTCAAAGGACAGGGGTTCTTCGTCCAGTGTTGCTAGGATTACGTAGTGCCGATAGTGTTCGCCCAGTACTGCCTGAGCTTGTTCGATTGGGCTAAGCATTTTTATCTTCGTCACTTAAGAACTCATCATACTCTGGCTCATTGTTAATCACTTCTGCGTCTACTATGTCTGACTTACTGATCTTACTGTAGTCTATAGTCATAATCTTCATCTCTCCAGAGATAGTTTGCTGTACGTCTACACTCTTAAGCTTCGGCTGTGTATAACTGGCGAGTTCCTTCCATATAGCTATCCTCTCCTTTAGCGACACTTCACTGTCCTCCGTAAACTTCATTAACTCCTCAATTGGATTAATTCCACGATCAGCAAACATTGCAAGTAATGCCTTGCGTTGCTCGGTTGGGGTGGGGGCTGTTGCCATCATATCACGAAATTGCTGCTTGATTGATAGATCCTTCTCTACCTTAGCAAGCTCCTTCTTGGCTACCATCATGTCCTTTTCTGCTTTCATACGTTTTCGGTGACACCTAGTACGCTTTGCGTTCTGTTGTTTAACAACTTGCTTTGGTGTCTTACCAGCAGCATAAGTTCGTCCATCAGGTTTCTTTGTTTCCACTACCATGTTACTGTAGTAATACTTGGTGGTTGTCAAGCAATAGTTAAAACTGGTCACACAAGTCACACCTAGGTCACACTATTTTTAGGGGGGTGTGCCTACTTTTATTATATGATTATAAGGTACTTATGAATCTGGTCACACAAGTCACACTTTATTTCCAGAAAATCAATTTACTTTTTATAGGGGCTAAAAAAGTGTGATTTGTGTGACCAATTACATAAGTCGTTGATAAAGGTACTGACTTATAACATTTGAAATGACAAATAAAGTGTGACCCAAGTGTGCCAAGTGTGACCAAACACTGAAAACCAGTGCTAAGGCGTTCACTAGTATAGCTATATTTAGCGTAAAATCCCAAAAATTGAAAATTGGATGCGCTGGTAGGGACTCCTTATTGTTCGTCGTTTCATTTTCCCCCATTGGGGGTGCTTGAACCCGTTTCCTGAACCACTGAGTCCCAGATTCTATGCAAATCGTCGCAACTTAACCTACAATCCATGCACCTACAGTCCCCGCAGCATTTTGCACGCTCCATTAAGCTACCCTATCTCCTTGACCATCATACAGTTACCTCGCTCCCAAGCTCCGTGTTTCTCAACCACGGCAGGAGAGTCACCCTATCATGCTACCTGCATCGCTAACCCTCACGCCTTCAACACCTTAGACAACCACACCCAACACACACACCATACAGCAGGGGACGGTTGCCACCCCCCACTTTGATCGGAGCAAGGCACGTCGCAATGCATCCTACCATCCGTTCACCCGTGTTACTAACAGCACGTCTACTGTGCCATCAGTCCCTCGTCGTATCACTCAGCCGTCCCAGACCTAGGAGCACTGAGATCCGTCCTTGGCACGGATGGCGTACGGGCAGTCTTTGTTCCCGTCATCTTGCGTACCGCCGTCACCGATGTCCTCTGCTTCGTAGTGGATCCTCGACTAATGTATCTGCTGTTTCTTAACGCTTTGTTACGAATATGTTTTTCTATACGGTTGTTGATCGGGATTGCTCATGGAGAACCCGTCAAGGTAGTAAGCCCTCATGTTCCTTTTACGGAGCAAGCTCCGAGGAACATGGGTCTTCTCCACCTTGACAGAACCTCTTTATCATGAGCAATCCCGCTCAACAACCTAAAAAACATATGAGTAACAAAGCTAAAACATCAGATACATCAGTCGTCCACTACGAAGCGGACATCGTTGCCGTCGGTCCACAATCTGCCGACAAAGACTACCCGTACACCATCCGCACCAAGGACGGAGAGTACTTCAAGGTCTGGCACGACCAAGCAATCCGCCGAGGAACTGCCGTCACAGTAGACGTAGTAACATGGGCAAACGGATGGCAGGACACATTCCTAGTGACTTGCTAATCCGATCAAAGCAGGGGGCGTCAACCGCCCCCTGCTTTCTGGTGTCAATCAACACACACAAAAACCAACAATACATACTAACTATGCAAAACAAGACATACATCCTATCCTATCAAATCCCATCAGAATCATTCGACTTCACATACGAACGAGAGCATGACACAGAACTAGACGCACTAACAACTGCACTAATAATCTCAGACCTATCAGAAGGCACACACGTACTAATGGAATACGACACCGTCACAAACGAAGAGAGAGAGATCGACTGTTCAGAAATGTGGCTAATGTACGACATGATAGACATGAAAGAACAATAAGAGAGGTATTAGGAATATTCAGACACTCACATAAACTCACATAAATACATATGGATACACAAATCGCAAAAGCTATCTCTACTATCTACAACACTGATAAGTATACAGACGAAAACAAAGCTGGATGGAGACAACTCTTCCTACTTGCAAAAACGGAAGCAAATCGCCGCCGCCACCGCTCCAAAATCGCAAACAATACATACCTACGCGACGCAGACGAAATAGTTGTCCAAACAATCGTAGACGAATGGCTTGCATACAGCAACGACGGCTACCAAGCACACTCCAATCCATCAGACAATCAACTAGCTGACGACATGTCCTGCACACAAGCTCTAGAAAAACAAGCAAGAGATAATGCAGTTGAGCTAGTTCAAGCAATATTCAAATCAAATGACCACCATGCCCGTGAACGCACACGTACATGGTTAGTACAACAATCAGTAGGTGTTAACCCACGTCTATCAAGCTACCTAAAGATGGCAGCAGACGAGTGGCTTGCAGACAATGCATACGAAATCATACCAAAGCTCATCAAGTATTCACAGTGTGACATCACAGCTCACTCAGCTAACACCACAACCAATCAACGTACTCACCTACGCTTTGACGAGTACGAAGATCTAGACGCAGCAGACCAACAAGCTATACAAGATGAGTACAATGAGACCTTCTACCAAGACGCAGAATGTGATCCAGATGACCAGCGATTCATCGGCACACCACCTAAGAATGACACATGGGAAGCCAAAGTCCGATCCAACTATGTTGACCGTAAGCGTGGCTCAGGTGGCACACTCGGCGGACTTTACCAAAACACACTACCTGAACCTACTTACTATAGTAAAGAGAGGTTCAATCGTATGAGAATGTCTTACTTAGATTCAGACTCCGAATGCTTCATCCGACAAGGAGCACATATGTTCAAGATGAGTAAAAAACGTAGAGATGCGTTAATTGCTAATCGTCTCGCTAACCTCGCAACAGTCTAATGGAAATCATACTATTCTCACTATTCACAGCAATAGGTATCTTAATCGTGCTTACTAGAACACTAGGTATCATGCGACTACTTAAGTATAGTAAACTGCTTGACATCGTAATCACATTCGGTATTCCATTCCTATTCGTAGGAACATTCTCTGGAATGGTAACAGCCTTTTTTACTGGACTCTGGTTCACCCTACTAACTGTGGGGTTAACCATTATAGTAAATCCCAAAAAACATAGTGACCAAAAAAAGAGTAAAAATAGTTCTGAGCGCAATCGTCCCACTCGCTTTAGACGTACTACGGTGTGTCCTCACTAAGTATGCATATAAAGTATCAAGAGATAAACGTCGGAGACGACATCAGAACTTATAGTACAAAAGCAGTCTCCTTGTCAAGCAGGGAGACTGCCAATTTAACCAATACCGACACGGTTACTGAGAAACTATTCACACTGGGCATAGTGCGATTGAATAGAACTCAGTGACCCTGTGGCGGCTCGGCTCCAAGGTGAGTAGCTCTCTACCATCCCCGAGTGTGTCGGTAACTTTTAACAATACATACTAAATATGCGACAGTTTACAGAAATCAATATAGATGGATCACTTGATCTATTAAGTGTAATGCAACAACACATAGTGATATGTCGTTTTGGATTACGAGGTAACGAACCAATGACACTACAGGAAGTGGCAATAGAGTATAACTTAACAAGAGAACGAATCAGACAAATAGAACAAGACGCATTAAAAATACTAAGGAGTCCAAAAGCACTGCGAATCTTAACAAAATCTACAAATGAAACAGCCTCTCCACGTAAATGAAGAGGCTGCCACACAAGAACAATAACAGAACAACCATTAAAGAGGTTGTAGTGATAACGGTAGCAAACAACAAACCGTTGTCAAGTAAATTTTGNGCAAATCTTGTGCAAAAACACAACATAATAACCCAAACCAAATAACACAATGACAACAGTAACAATCCGCTGCGGTATGACAAACTCTATCACACGCAGCTTCGAAGACAATGAAACAATTGGCGACATGCTTGCATGTACATCAATTCGTGCAGCACTGTCTGCCCCAGAAAACGTAGTAGCCGTATCAGGTGGTACAACACTTAGCTCAACAGAGTATGTGTCTCACTACGATTCAATCACCCTAGAGCCACAAGCATCTAGTAAAGCGTAGTACCTTTCTGTTTGTATCGCAGAAATAAAAAATGTGTTCCCTGCCATCTCTTACGCGATTTTGAGGTGGCAGGGTTTTTTTTACTCTTTCAACAATATATACTATGACACCATATACTCAAGAAATCATCTTAAACAACGACGGTAAATTCTACAAACGCAGCACAGTAACAACAGTAATCCAAGATGCTAATGCAGCACTATCCGCTGTACGAACCAAACCAGTGTTCTCTGTTTCCCCCGTTAAAGTTAATGCAATCAGTAATCACTATGGAACTGTTAACAATAAGCCAGCCTATCTTACCCAATACGTAGACAGCAAACCCAACTACACTGCGTCATTCTCAGCTTTTGTACCACTCAATGGTTATTACCTTCGTGGCGCAAGCTTATTTAGGCACATCACTCCAGAGAACGCTGATGATGAGTATCCTTTTTACGCTTTGTCAATTACCAGCAGTCCATACCAAGACAGCGTTAAAACAGATGAGTTAGAAATCATTGACTCACGAACACTAAGCAGACCACTTTGCTGGAGTCCACCAAATCTTGATGTATACCTTATGCTTCGATTCAAGTCATACAAAAAAATGACACAAATAGAAGCA